AATACAACAATAAAATCCACTTATTTTTTATTAAGTGAACCTCTATTGTTTATGATAAAACATTAGATGTTCACTTTTTTTGTGATTTGAAATATCCATTAATCTATTTAGTCCTTAGGATTGTTATATATTTGCATCAAGTTTAATTTCAATAATTTTTTATGAAAACAAAATATCTACTGGCTAGTTTCATTGTCGCTATGGGAATTAGTTTCTCATCTTGTGCTACTCGTGTTTACGTGAACCATAAACCAAACAAGGTAAAAACGATTCCTCCGGGACAAGCTAAAAAGATCACTGGTGAAAAATCCGCTAAGCGACACGCTCCAGGACATAACAAATAATCTTTAGAGCTATCTGAAAACAACAGATAGCTCCTTATTTTTTAATTTATAGCAACCCTAGCTAATACCTAGGGTTGCCTAATTCTTTACTTGCTTCGAGAAGCTTCCAGAACCGGAAGGTTAGTTTCTGTAGGAATGTAAATAACCGTCTTGTCATTGAGGTTATTTTGCTGGCGAACCCACAAATACTGAATGTATGCAGGCGTGATACTCCCGTTCTCAATCTTGATGGCTTCTGCAGCACCTTTGGCACGTTCCACTTCAGCTTGCGCATTCAACTTTTCTGCTTCCAAATTGGCTTTTGCTTCTTCAATCTTGATACGTCGGTTCTGTTCTGCTTTGGCGAATTCCGCCTTTCCTGACATTTCTTGTTGCCAAACATTGTATCTAGGACATCCATACATGCCACCAAAAACTACGATCATAATCGTCCAAACTACCACGGTTCCAATAAATGAACCAATTGCTTTATCACTCATGTTAATAATACGGTTGACCTATACACCATAAGGTTCAATTATTTTTAGATTTTAATTTGTCTGCTCTTCTCTTTAAGCTAGTGGCCAATTCATTAAAAGCCAAATTAATCAAATCACAATCTTTAGTTGAACGAATAGCGTCAGACACACGATCTAGTTCAATAAGAATGTCTGCACTATTAGCAAATACCTATAATGCCAATATTTTCGCTTCTCTTTTAGTCATATCGCTCTATTATTCACAAAGTCCATAATAACTCATACAGTTTGTTGCCACATCGTCATCATCGAACAGAGAACCACAGGCATGTTTACTTTGTACATATCGAACGACATCACCTATAAGCGGATATTCACCTTTGTAATGTTTTGATGATATTTTATTTGGTCCAAAAAAACTGCTATTGAACTGTTGTTCGAGTCTTGAAATGTGATTTATCATGTCCGGGTCTTGAACACTGATATTGTATATATCTTGTTGCGAAGCCATAACACATGGATAACAACCTACCCGTTTATATCCCATCCGATATAATGGATTAGGTTGCAATCCATTATCAAGAATATAGTCTATCACCTGTTGTGCTGACCAGTCGAATACAGGTCGCAGAAGATCATCGGAATGTTTTGATCTAAATCTCAACACGTCTTTACGCCTATAAGTATGGTATTTGTCTTTACCATTTTTGTCTTTTCCGTACGGTTGCACATAATACTTGAAATAGGTACATTGCTTTTGCATTTCTGCTCGTTTGGAACTTTCTGCGGCACGTATGCCCTGTATAATCAATATATCATCATTTACTTCATCAAGGATGTAATCAATCATTGGAATCGTTTTAAGTTCCGATGTACAGAACCGCCGTTGTGACGATGGCCAGCGAGATTTCTTTTTCGCCAAGTCAACCATTCCATCAAATTTTTTTGATTTGATCGTGACAAGGTTCAAATCTAGTAGCCGACGTATCTCTTCAATATATTGATAAGTCAATGGATGCTCCCAACCGGTATCGCAAAACACCGTGACAAAGTTTTTTGTCAGTTTGTTGCGAATCCAAAGCAAAGACGCAAGACTATCTTTTCCGCCACTGAATGTCACTAGCACTTTCATTTGTAGCCTCCCTTCCTCA